CAGCCCGCGCCCCTGATTGGCGGCGTCGGCCGGGGTATAGACCCCGATCGTGCCTTCGGTCACGTCCGACGCGGCAACCAGATCGGTCCCGGTCGCCGTGGTGCCAGCGACAAGGACGTTGGTCGTCCCGGCGTTGAACGCCTCGTCCACATAGACGATGATCTGCTTGATCTTGGCGCCCACCGGAACGGCGCCGATTTCGACGCCGGCCGCGATGTTGGTCGTGTTGAAGGCGATGTCCTTACGCAGATAATGGACCGCCTGAAGTTCGAATTGACGTGCTACTGCCATCTTGGCCTCCTCAAACCAGCGGGGCGTAGGTCGGGAGGATGAACGTCCCGAACCGTGCGTTGTTGAATTGCGAGGCTTTCAGTCCGCAGATGGACCATGCCGAGACGCCAAGCTGGTTCTCATAGTCGAAGCGCTCCTCGACCCATTTGAACTTCTTGTCGTCGCTGGGGGTCTCGCCGCCCGTGCCGAACATGGCTGCCTGAGCACCGCAGAGAACGGCGCGGCGGGCATTGGTGACGGCGGCTCCCGTGGTCGAATTGACGCCGTAAGGCACCTTCTCCGACTGGTGGAGGACGATGCCGTTATACATGCCGACATAATCGCCGCCGGTGAACAGCGGAAGATCCTGCATGCCGCCCTGGATGGCCGCGCGCTGCAAGTCTGCCCACTGCCCGGTGGAAGTCTGCGAGCGCAGGCTTTGCACCTGGTTGGGGTGGACGAACATCACATAATAATTGCCGCCCTTGATCTTGATCGGGCGGATCGGCATCACACCGGTGGACGCATAGGTTCCCTGACGAAGCCGGGCCGCGATGCGGTCAAGCTGGACCAGCGTCAATTCGTCGCCGGTCGTAAGGGATTCGTCCGTCGTGCGGCTGTTCGGGCGCAGGATGTGGCTCGAGTCCACCGCAACGACCGCGTTGAAGCCGGTATAGGCCGTATCGGTCTGATAGGTGGCGCCGCCGATCTGGTTGAAAAACCACGTATCGAAGCGGGTGGCGAACCAATCGGCCAAACCATCCTTGGCTTCCGTCCGCATGTTGAAGGCAACACGCTGTTCGGACATGCGGCCCTTCGAGATGACGGCATGACGGATCTGGTTGATGGTGAACTGATCGTTGAACGTGACCAGTGCCTCCTCGTTGCCGTGCAGCGTATCGTCGCCGGTCGTACCGCGACCAGTAAGCTGCGGGCGCAGCCCCATGACGAGTTTGTCGCCGGCCTTGGTCGAGAAATCGGTCTTGTTGACAAGTAGGGCGTTGCTGCTCGTCCCCATGAACGACCAGACATAGGTTTGCTGGATTGCTTCGGCCGCCAGCTCGCGTTCCCAAATCGTCGGGCTTAGCGCGTGGCCGGTTGTATATTCGGTGTATGCCATGATGGCTCCCCAAGAATGGATTGAGTTCGGTCGGCCGCTGCGCTTGGCCGGTGCGAACCCCCATTCGCCGGGAGTGTGCGAGGGACACTTGAGGCAGTCCGCGCCTTCCCCTCATCCGCTTCGGGGCTGCGTGATGGCGAAATCCAGCTAAGTTATGCGCTGAAAATCGCCGTTGGCGATTACACTACTGACATTTTTTGTTCAATGCAAGAGTCAGCCGCCCATAGCCCGCTTGATCGCAGCGCGGCCTTCAGGCGTCTGACGAAATGTGTTGTAATCTTCCTCGGACATCGCCGCGAGCTGCTGAGCCGTAACCGCTCCAGGAGCGGCGCCGGCACCATTACCGAATGAGCGGCCGCCAGGAGTTCCCGTCTGCCGGTTCTGCGTTTGCGGCATCGGAACGACGTTCGAGCCGTTGTAGCCGCGCGCCTGCGCCATCCGATAGATCGATTCTGCCGGGGAGCGATTGTTCAGCGCGCTTTCCCGAAGAAGCTGCTGCGCTTCGGCCACCAAAATCTGCTCGGCCTGAGCGCCCTCGATCCCGAACGCCTGCAGTTCGTTGATGCGCGACTGGATGTAATGCTGCACGGCATTGGGGAAGTCGGGCTGCTGTTGGCGAAAGCGCTGCTCGTCCATGTCGGCAAATTGCCGAACCTGGGCTTCAAATACCTCGGCCTGGCGCTGTTCGTCAGCCGTCTGGAGGCGCTTGTCGATCGCCTCGACCTTTTCGACCAGCGGCTTGAGCGGATCGGGCGCTTCCTGCTCATTGGGATCTTTGCCGCCCGCGATGGCCGACATATCATCCAAGCGCTTCTGGAGCGCCAAATGCGCCGCCTTCGCCTCTTCGGCTGCCTTGCGGGCTTCATCGCGCTCCTGAGCATAGCGGCGGATTGCAACGTCCTGATCAGGCTTGCCGCGCGGACCTTCGCCTTCGGGATGATCCTGCTTCGACGCAAATCGTCCGCGCTCGTCGCGCTCGCGCTGATCCTTCTGCTCCTGCGATTCAGCAGGCGCATCGACCTGCACTTGATCCATCGGAAGAATTTCGTCGCTCATAATAGTATGCTCCAATTTACGATCCCACAATCTGCTTGATGCGCGCCCGATTGAGGCTTGTCGGCACGCTGTACGAACCGGGTGATACCGTGACGCTCTGCGACGAATTGTTATCGAACGTGAATGTGAGTGTTCCGATGCCGATGGGAACAGTGACCGTCATTGCATCGGCAGCTCTGGTCGCCGCAGAACCGGCGGTAGCAATGAACGTAGACGGCGCCGCACCGGCCTCTAGCTGCGGAAACCCGATGCGAATCGTGTAGTCTACCGCATTGCCGCTGCCATGGTTTCCTTGGAGGAAGAACGACCCGCTTCCGCTCAGCGTCCCAGCTGTCGTTCCTGTCACCTGCACGCGGCCATTTCTGAGGCCCGTCACCGAGTTTATACTGGCCAAGATGCCGGTCGCCGAGATGTCGGTGCTGCCCGATGGCGACAGATTATAGCGAAAGATTAGTGAGGACGCCGTGATGTTCGTGAGAGCGCCCGACACAATCCGCGCGTAGAACGACCCGGCATACGCAGTTGACGTGACGAGGCTGCTGACATTGCCGAAATTGATTGTGTGGAATGTCGCGCCGGTCGTCCCCTGGATGCGAAGGTCAACATAGGAGATGCCATCCTCGGTCCCGGTGCCGACGATTGTGTACGTCAGACCAGTTCCAGACCCAGACCATCCCGTAGGCAAGGAACCGCCAGAACCAACTGCTCCAGCAACAGCCGTTGACGCATCGGTTCTCAATACGAGATTTGTCCGTGATGGTTCAATGATGACGCCATTGAAGCCAAGCGTCGCCGGGTTATAGTCGAAGCGCGCAACATCGGTGGCCGCGCTCGCCATCGTGCCCGCACTGTTGACGTAGGTGCCGGCCGACGAACGTGTAAGCGCGACGCCGGAAGGAATAGAGCCGGAGCCGAAATAATAGCCCCAAGGGATCGTATCGGTTGCCGGAGCGCCGTTTACCTCGTGCCAACTTGATCCATCCGAATATTGAAGGGTGAGAGTATCCGAGTTCCAGATTGCCTTGTTTGCAAAAGCTGACGCGGCGGGACGGGTCGCAACGGTGTAGGTCGGGATGCTGCCGCCAACCTGCTGCCAGCCGGTGTTTCCGGTGCCGCTGGCCTTGTAGTAGGGAGCGGCATTGGGAACGAGTGCGAGAGTGCCGGGCGAGGCCGTGACCGAGCCCTCGGGCGCTCCGCTGGCAAAATAGAGCATGGAGCCGTTGCGCGTCGTCGAGACGGCATCGCTATAATTATTGATGCGCCCCGACGTGTCGATGTACGCCGCCGTCACATTGCCATGCGTTATGTTGTTGTGGGTCTCGTTCCCATTAGGGCCGACCGCCGTGGGGTAGGTCTCGATGAAGGTCCAGGCGATATTACCATCGCTCACCGTGCCTGACGTATGCATCGGAGGCGTCGCGCCCGCTGTATAGCCAGACGTGCCGGTCAGGGAGTTCGCTGCATAGGTATTGAGCCCGTAATAGCAGAATTTATTATGAGCGTAGAACGTTCCGCCAGAAGTCCAGACGTTATAATCGTTGCGGACCCTGATCCCATATCGCTGCGTCGGCGTAGCCTGATCGTCGAAGAAGGTATTGCCGATGACGACATTGTTCCCGGCATTGCCGCCATATCCGCAGGCGACATAAATGCCGCCGAGATTGGCGTTACCGGACTGACAGTTGTTGGAGCAGCTATTGCCGACGATCGAGTTATCCCGGCCGTTGACGCATATCCCGCTATTGTAGTTGTTTATACAGACGTTGGATTGAACGATGTTCTTCTCACCGACGATGGATATGCCATTGTCGCCGCTGCCCTCAGCATGATTGCCGATGACACGGTTGTCGAAGCACCCCCAATCGACGCAAACCAGCTCAAGTCCGTTTGAGGTCGTCTTGTTGAAGCTGAAGCTGTTTCCGTATGCCCCGTCCCCGACATGGATGCCGAAGCCCACGCATGACTGAAAACGATTGCGCTCAATGCTATTATAGCACGTGGTCGCGTCATTGACTTCAACGCCGTGAGCGGAAATCGTTAAAAAGTCGCATCGCTCGATGGCACAGCGCGTGCTGCCATTTTCGAGGCGAAACCCCTTCTTGGAACCTGACAGCTTAACCCTTGTAATCGAGCAGTCGCTACAGGCGTTCAGGTTGATGACGAGATCGCTTGGGAGGCCAACCTTGGAGCCGTCGATATTCAGATTGTCGATACTGACATTGAAGACGGACGCCAGCGTAAATAGCCTGGTCACGGTGCCGTTCAGCTTCAGGTTCGGTTTCTGTCCGCCCGTGCCGTAAATGCTCGTATTGCTCGATATGGAAAAACTGGTCGAGAGGTTGTAAACCGTTCCCCCATTGTAGGGGATCTCGACAGGCCAGCCGGTTGCCAGTGCCCTTGTTAGAGCGGCGGACCAGTCGGCATCCCCCGTCTGGAAATAGTCGAGAAGAACAGCTCTGTTTTTCAGCGCTCCCGAGCTGTCTATAACATAGACCTCTCTACCTGACGTGTCCCTCTGTATCCCGCTCATGCGACCATCATCCCTAAGCCGCAGTGAAACCTTGAGCGTTGACGTAGACAGCACCAGCGCCGGAGGCGGTCAGTGTCACAACCTCCATCAAGGTATTTGCCGTTCCCTTGAGCGGCACGGGGAACTGGATGCTCATTCCACCAGTGATGCCGCCAGTGCCGATCTTGGTCCGCCAGATTACCGTTCCCGCCGCGCCGTCGCGGATCGCAAGTTCCGTCGCGTTGGTTAGTGCCTCGCTCATGATTTGAAGGCTGGTGATGTAGTTGCGAGTACTCGCGCCAGCCGCCGCAAACATCGTCACCGCCGTGGTCGTATTAGAGATGCCACCGGAAGCAGCGGCATACTGGATGCGTGACCCAGTCATAGCATGGGGCTGCACCACCGTACCGCTTACATCACCACGTGCACGGTCCCAGGACGTGCCATTGAAGAGATAATTGCCCACACTCAACATCGTGCCGGCTGATCCACTGGACGCGATCGGCGCGGTCAGCGTAGCATTGCCCTGACCGTCTGCACCCGTAACGCCGCTCGTCGTAGTAGTAATCAACTCTCCTTTGGCGTTGACTGCGATCTCAGCGCGCTGGCCGTCGGCATAGGTTGGTAGTGTGGCGTTATATTTCACGCCCACCTTTACCGGGTTTCCGCTATCGGAGACTCCAGACGCGACGTTGCCGACAACACTTAACGGAGACGTTAGCTTGGTATCAATCGAGGCAAGACTAGTATTTCCAGTGGTCTGTGCCGCTGAAGTTGCTGCTCCGGTTGGAAGCGCTGACGAGTTAACCTGCACGCCATTGGTCGTGCCCGGCGTGGTCTGGTCGATCGTGACGCTGCCACCAGTGCCGCCGCCGCTTCCACTGGTATCGAGATTATAGACCTCGCGGCCTCCGGTATCGGTTTTGATCCCACTCATTGCGGACCCCTTGCTGCCTGGAGAATGGCGGAGACCGCCTGGTTGAGTTGATCGACATTGCGAGAGAGCGCCGCAATCACGTCGGCGTGCGGCAGAACCTTGCCGTCGATGGGGACGCCGCCGGTTTGCAGCAGGATGTCGGCTTGAGCCTTCTGGCGATCAGTCTCGGCGCGCATCTGGTCAACCTGGACCTTCTGCGCTTCAATCGACTTGTCGGCCTTCAGTTTCTGGTTTTCGAGCTGGACAGTCTGCAACTGCTGTGCTCCCTGTTGAAGCTGCTGCTGCATCTGCTGCTTCTCGGGATCCATGCCACCCACTGCCTTGGCCAAGTCGTCCGCAATCGTGGATGGCAGCCCGATATTCTCGATCACCACAGCCTGAGCCTGTGGCGGAAGCTGAACGCCGTTCTGTGAGAGGATAGCGAGCTTGCCCAGCACCTCCTGCTGCTGGTTCGGAGACGACGGCGCTTCATCCACGATGATGTCGAACTTCATGCTTTCATCGTTGAGCGCGCGCATCACGGTGTTCAACGCCACGAACATCTCGCGCTTCTTGCCCTCTTCGGCTTGGGCGATCTGCTGTTGAGCCTGCTGCATCTGCTGCTGCCACTGAGCGAGAGCCTGCGGGTCCTGGGTCATCGGTTGCGGCGGCAGCATCAATTGCGCCTGCTGTGGATCGAACGGATCGACGGTCACGCGCACCAATGTTTCAGGGGGCAGCGTCTTCATCAGCGCGAGCAAAGTCCTGCCCTGCTCCTCATGATAGAAGCGCTTGCTATCGAACAGGCTCGCCTGCGTGCTGACAGCGGACTGGCGGCGCTGCATTTCAAGGCTCGCGGGTTGATCGCGATCGGCCGAACCCAGCAGCTCGACATTGATGCCGGAGACGCGCGAAATATTCTGCATCGTGAATTCGATCAGCATCACCGCGCCTTGAGGCAATGGCGGCGACGTGCGCGGCTGAATGCGACCAGCGGCAAGCGCTCCTTCCGTTACCTCGACATTCTTCTGCGGGTTGCTCCAATCCTCTTCGGCTTTGCGCTGGTCCGCGAAGGCGCCCCGCTCGTACAGCAAGCCGCCCTTCGCGTTGCTGGCGAGGATATGCACGACGGTCGCAAGGAACTTGTTGAGGATCTTCTGAGGGTCTTTCAGCGCCCGAACGATGCCGTACCAGGTCTTTTTCTTCTCATCGCGCTTGGTGGTGATGAAGTTATAGGCCCATACCTCAAGCGGGTTGACCTCAAGAACCGATGTCTGGCCCAAAAATGCCTGCTTGTAGACCTTCTTGCCGCCTTCGAAGTCGTACCATTCGACCTCGACCATGCAGACGCGCTTGGGGCGCCCGCTCTCTGGAATGCCTTCGCCTTCGCGCTGGTGCTGCGGATAATCCAGTTCTTCCTTGTTGTCGGACGTGTCGTTGATCCCAAGCGCAGCCCATTTCGCGTTGAGCTCAATTGCAAGAACGTCGGGGAACATTTCCTGCGCTTCGTCGAGATCCATCCAGACCGCGCGGCCACCATAGCGGCGATCGGCCAAGTTGCGCTTCGTGGCGTTCTTGTCCCAGAATGCGGTGCGTGGATCGCGGCGATCGATCGAGATGCTGTCTTCGCCATTCTTGCGCGTCTCGGTGACGCCGATGCCAGTAATTGCCGCATCGGTGAATGCGTCCGACTCCTCGCGCTCGGACTTCGCCTGATCGCGCACCCACATCGCGGCCGATGACAGCAGCTCGTCCACCTTCACATCGCCTGCGGTGCGAGGGAGATATTTCACGTCCTGACGATTGTTGACCTCAAGCCCGGCAACGGCATCGATGTTGATCTGAACCAGATTGAACACCGGCGCGGGACGGCCATCGCTTTCGAAGACGGCCAGTTCATCCTTCGACCATTGATAGCCGTTGTAGAAGTCATAAGCTTCGTCGGCTTCCTTGCGCCATTCGGCAAGGTGGTCGATCGCGCTCTTCGTCCAGCCTTTCAGCCGGCGGAAGAGATCTCCATCGGGATCAACGCCAATCGCTTCGACCGTGTCTTTCGTGGCATCATCGGGCTGGATATCGTTCATGCCTCTTCCCTTTTTTGCAGGGAACGGCTAGAATCTGCGGGTCGGAACGGTGCTGGAAACACCGCCCGACCCTGACCAACACGTGAAGGAACCACGCTATGGCTGAAATCGATTATAGCGATGATATTGCCGTCGTCATCCCATTCGCTCCAAGTTATTCTATCACACCCAGCGGGGTCATAACGCGGATCAAGGGAAGCCGCACTTACCCGGCTGGCTATGTGCTGAAACCTAGTAGATTTACGCGCACGCCCTACAAGAGGGTTGTAATTGTGACGGTCGATGGCCCGCAGACTTGGCAGTTGCATCGCCTGCTGGCTTATGTTTTCCATGGGCCGCCTCCCGCCGGCAAAGAACTTGCTTGCCACATCGATGGAGATGCGGAGCATAATCACGCGCGCAACATACGTTGGGGAAGCCCATCGGATAATATGCTCGACAAGGTCGCCCATGGTAATTCTGGTAAAGGCGCGGCAAATCCACGAGCCATCCTGTCCGCTGAGACTGTGGTCATGATTCGGAAGCTGCCTTATCGCAGAGGGATGATGACGCGGCTTGCGGTTAAATATGGCGTCACAAAATCCACCATAAGTAAGCTCTATCGCGGAGACACTTGGAGTTAAGCAGCCCATGATGTACTAGCCCCGTTTGACATCCTCAAACGAGCACGTTCATACCTATCGGTAGCTCGTTCGATGACCGCAGGCGTCACTGCGAAAGTTGCAACAAAGGCGTCCGCTAGATCTGGACTTCTACCGAGGCGGTCCTTGGTCTCCTGTTTTGCCTCAAGCTTGATCAGGCCGTTGGAGTTGTATCCGTAGAGGATGTCGGCAAGTTCGCTCGTCAGGGCGTCGTCGTTGATCTGGCAATCTCTAGCCTCAAACCACATTCGCGCCTTCCAGAATAGCTCATCTCGCAGCTTAGCGTACTTACCGTCGATAGAGGGTCGCTCGGAGACGTTGAGCATCGTCACCGGCAATCCGAGTTCGCGCATACGATCTGCGACACCCGACCCGATTCCGATAGTGTCCACCACAATGTGACTTGGCAGCTCATCTCTCGGCGTATCCTCATAGATCGCCAGCACGCGCCCCGCCGTCTGCATCGTATCGAGCCCGCGCCACGCCGTCACCGGCTCCATCAGCACGCGGCCACGGCGTTTGGCCAATGCCGTGCGATCATCGCCGAAACGTGCGGGATCAAGGCCCCAGATTGGCTTGACCTGATTGATCGTCTCTTTTGGGACGACGCGCTTTGCCGCCTCTTCCATCAACGCCAACGGAATAAGCGTGTTGCTGTCGACCTCGGGAAATTCGCCCAGCACATTGACCTTGACGTGATCGGAGGAGAGCCCCCAATCGTCGATCATGTCCTGGATCTGCTTCTGGTTGGCGGCCTTGGCGCGGCGGGTATCGACCGTCATCGTCAGCCAGCGGTGGCGGAAACGGGTGAAGATCTGGTAGAAGTACGATGCTTTGTGGATCGGGTTGCCAAAGGTGAACACGAAGCTGTCGGGATCGGTGTTCGTGGCCTCAGCTACGGAGAAGATGGTCTCGGGAACGCCCGAGCCTTCATCGATGATCGTGCATTGCCCGCGCCCGCCATTGTGCAAGCCGCCAAAGGCATCGGGCTTATGCTCCGACCACTTTTGAGCAACGACCTTCCACGTGTCGGGCTGCTCGACGTGGACGAACTTGGTTGCAGTCCATTCGAACCAATGCTTGTTCAATGCCCGAGCATGCCACAGCGCCAGTTCACGCCAGGTCTTGCCGTCGAGCTGATCGCCTGTGTTGGCGGTGACGACGCCCGAGAAGTTCGGCCGCGTGCTCATGAGGAAAAGCACCAGCCACGCGATGACGGCGCTCTTGCCCGGCCCACGACCGGATTTGACCGCCATCTTGATGACATCGCCACCGGAGCGTGTTTTGATGGCCTCGCCTAGAACGGACAGGAACTCAGTCTGCCATTCATCTGGACCATCCCAGCCCTCAAGCTCACCCTCGCCCCATTCGAAAATGTAGCGCACGAACGACAGCGGATCAGCGTACATCGCGCCGAGATCGTGACAGAGGATTTCGTCAGCCTCAGTCATGCTCGATCAGGTCAACCGTAACCAAGCCCGCGCGCTTGCGAGCCTCGATCAGCGCGTGCGTGTGCGTGATGTTGCCCGAGATATTGTGCTGCGAAGGAATGACCTTGCCGACCAGCGACATGAACGCAGTCGGATTTTCGCGCGCCTGCTCGACCAGATAATCAACGCCGCCGGCTTTATCGAGCGCCTTGATCACCATGTCCTTGACGGCAGTCGTTGCCTTGTTTGGCGTGCCTTTTGGCCGACCTTTGCCTGCCTGCGCGACGAAACCGGCGTGAATCCGTTTATCGTCCGTTTTTTGCGCCAGGCTCATCAGCGCAACGAAAGCCCGCTGCCAGTGACCAGCCAAACCACAAGCACGATCACTAGGACAATCGCTGCAATGCGCATGATGTTGGGGTCTGTGGACACGCCAAGCGCTGGAAGCAGGATGGCGAGAACGATGAGGATAAGGAGGATAGCCAGCATAATGGCCGAACCATTTACACGAAAAATTCAGCCCCTTGTATATGCAATAAATCAGATTTTATCGGCTGGCTCGTCATTGGACCAATCCTTGATGACCCGAAGCGCGGTGTCTGCGCACATCTCCGCCATCGAAATGGTCATATCCAGCTCAGAATCGCCAGCAAACGCCTCGATCAGCGCATCCAGAAGATTATCGTCAGCGCTCACGCTGAAGTCCTTGGCAGCGCATAGAATACCGCGCGAATGGAAACACGAAGCTCACGAGCAATCCGCGATTTGTTAACCCGCTCACCAGCCTCTCGCATTTCCATGGCGCGCTGAATCACGCGCTGGCGTTGCTGCGCTGGGCGGCCGCGTGTGATGTGCTTCAAGTTCATTTCCCCTCCCCTTCCCTCAGGACATGGTCGATGTGAGCGCGGATAACTTTTGCCGCCGCCGTCGGGCCTATCCAGAAGTCGCCCTGCAATGCTTCTGAGACGGCGATGGTCATCCCCTCGTCCACTTGCTTCAGCTCGTTCAGGATGGCGCGGACGACGCGCTCACAATCCTGCCGAGTTGGACCGACGTCGTCAGCTATCGCTCTGACACATTTTTCCAGCATCGTGGTGTCTCTGTGGGTCGTCATGACAGCAGCGCCGCGATGGAAAAGGCTATGCAAATCGCCAGCAGCGAAGCCGCCACAATTTTGGTGATGTCCCTCTCGTTCTCCATCATCTCATTCCTTCTGCTTGCGGGGTTGGGGCGAGGATGGGCGTAACATCGGGGTTCCCCCTAAAGGGGGAAACCCCCGACGACGTTACGCTGCCACCCTTTTCCTGGAAAACCGTAACATCGATGTTACGCCGCCATGTTACGGATGTTACGCAATCCATATCTCTTCTCCTTGACCATGTATTTTCCCTTTATTCTCAAGAGCTTTTCTGATTCTCCAGAACTGCATACGCGCGGTTTCGCTGTTGTTACGGTCTGTTACGCCAGTGGCCTGGAGGCGTGTTTTCCAATGATCGAGCGGCGCAGCCGTAACATCTCCCGTAACAGTGGTTTTTGGGTAGCCAACAAGCCCCAAAACCTCTTCGAGACAGGCCAGGGCATCAGCCTCTTTTGGGGATAGGGAGGAGGTGTTTCGGGCTATCACTGAGGCGCCTTCAGCGTCGATCACGACGCAGGAGGTGACTTCACGCTCCCTTCTGTTGAGGCCCAGGGAGACACTTTTTAGGGTAAAATTAAACGGGTCTCCGGCTTCGAGGTCGCGTTGCTTTGCGACCCGCACGGATGAAAATGTTAGCTCGGGGTCTCTCCTAATTTCAATCTCCGTGTCCGTGGCAGCCCTCAAGGAAGAGTGACCCCTTGCCCCTCTGGCCTCGTCCTTGCCGGAATGGTGAATGATACAGACATGAGAGCCGGTGGCGGCTCTGATCCTGTCACAATTCCCGATCAGTGCCGTCATGTCTTCGGAGGAGTTCTCGTTTCCCCCGGCCATAGCGCGGGAGAGGGTGTCAATAATCACCATGCGAACGGGCAGGCCTGTTTCCTCCTCCACATGCTGCACCAACTGAATAACAGCCATCAGGTCCGCCTGATCATTGAGGAGGTTGATGGGCTTGGGCATTGCGACAAAGGGAAGAGAAGAGATGTCATGATGCTTCCGGAAGGCCGCAATGCGGTTCCTGATGCCCAGAGCGCCTTCTAGAGACAAATAAACGATTGCCCCTTGGTCGACGGATCGGCCTCTCCATTCACGTCCCCACGCGACGTGCAGCGCCAAATCCAGAATGAAGAAGGTCTTCCCGCAGTTTGATGGGCCGTACACAACGGACATGGCAGCGGAGGTTAAAAGTCCCTCAACAAAATCATTCGCTTCGAGTGAGGGTGTGGCGTCGTCGAACCAGAAGAACGGCAAGGCAGGGGCAGGCGCGGACGTTTCTCCTTTGAGGAGCACATCTATTTGTTCTTGGGAGGCGTCCGCTGCGTCCCATCCGGAAGGCAAGCCATCGGGCAAATTTATTAACGAAACTGATGAACAGACGTCCTTTAAGAACGTGGTTAATGAGGTGGCGAAATGAAAACCTGGCTCATCGGCATCAGGCCATATCACCACGTCTTTACGTGAGAGAGGCGATAAATCTGTCTTGTCGAGGGGGGAGTTGGATCCCCCCATAACAGCCGTGGCACACACTCCTCTATCGATCAGGGATTTGGCAGCCTTTTCTCCCTCACAGAAGATCACCCGGTCGCTTTGTAGTATGCCGGGGATGTTATAGAGGGGGCGAACATCAGGGTTCCCATAACGTCTCTTTACCGCGTCCCAGGGCAGAAACTCCTTACCGCCACCATCGGGCTCGAAGCGATAAACAGAAGCAATAATGCTGCCTTCCGCATCCGTATAGTGCCACTCGCCTTTTTGCGGGCCAAGATCCCGTTCAAACTTTTTGGCTTTGGCTAATAGTTGCTGGCGGCTGTACACCACCTCCGGCCGGGTGCCTTGCCCCAGCCATTCAGCGCATTCTGACAGTGCGACGTGGAAGGAAACTCTGCGGTTGGCCTGATAGAGGGCTATAAGATCCCCGCCCTTTTGTGCTGGGTCCCCAAAGTCTTTCCAGATGCCGGCCTTTGAGCCAGACGTCTCTATCAGGAGGCTTCCGCCTGGATCGCCGTCTGTGTTGCCAATGCGGGCTTGGGTGCGAGAAAAGATTGCCGATGGGAAAAGCCATGCCACGAAGTGCGCTGCGTTGGCAGCAAGCCCGTCCCTTACAGTTTCGATGCGGGGCGCCTCCCCCTGATCACGACCCAGATAGGTTTCGAGTTGCTTGGCCGTAAATGCCTGGTTGAAATCCAATATCATGCCCAGCACTCCGCTGAGTGGGGGCACCATTTGCATTCAAAGAAGGAGGAAGACGCATAAGCGCGTGGAAGCCACTCACCGGCATCGCAGGCCTTGAGGATTGCCACCCCTTTGTCGGATAGGTTTTGAGCAAGCTGGGGATTGAATGGCACTCGTTCGAATGCAACCTCTCCCGTATCCCGATTACCGATTGAGAGTAGCGCCGGATTTTCCGTCAGCTCCATATAGGCTTGGTAAATGGCAATCTGGCCGGCATAGACTGGGCGCTCAACGGCAACGCCCTTTTTTACGATTGCATTCCAATACTTGGCGCCGACCCATTTTGATTCCCATAGGTACGGGAATGGCCCCATTTCGGCCGAGCCCCCACAAATCACCCCATCAATGTGGCCGCGTATGCGTCCCCCGGCCACTGAGAAGCCAAATTGCAGCCCATCCTTCCCATGGGTTCGCAGATCAAAACCAACCCCTTTTAAAAGCTCAGCAACGCTAGCCTCGCCCGCATGACCGATTGCAAAGATGTTGTGGGTTGAAGCCCCAAAAGGAGAAGGCCTCCCCAGGAACTCATACTGGAGTTTGCGGGCACACGGCTCCCCCAAGCGAGAGCCCCCAAGATAGTCACGCGGCGCGGATGGTCGGACAGCCGCATCTAGCATTGCGGTGGTAGGGATTGCCGCCTTGCTCTTTAAAGCGCCATGATTGAAATCGATCATCGGCGCCACGCGGTTTTGTTGGAGGAAGCTGTCCAAAGATACTTGGCGTACACGCTCGAACAACTACAGGGGTTTTGATCCTGATTGCTGGTCAGACGGCCAAAATAGCTCATTACGTCGTGACAGAAATCAAGGCCATCTTCGGGGTTCTCGGGCCAGTTACCGAAAGATGCCCGCCCCCACTGCCGGGACGGCTCACCATCTACCGTTGCCCACTCTGCTAGCCATCCTATGGCGGGACGCTTGAATTGATCTTCAATCAATCCATTCCCAAGAACAAGGACCTCTCCAGACCAACCGGATTGGTCGATCTTTTCGAGACTTACGGCGGGGAAATCCTTCCATTGCCATATGGGTTTCACTTCGACAGCAACGGGATCGCGGGCGCCATGCAACACAAAGTCCGGCACCCAGCCCTTCAGATCGAGCGGTTCATATTCCCAACGCCAGCGGCACAGATCAAAAAAAGCCGCCCACGTCGCCTCGAGGCGCGACCGAAAGCGAATGCCATCATAGAATGTTGGCTTTGCCGCAATATTATAGGTGACGCCCATCAGTACGGCACATCATCATTGAGGTCGCGCAGAGCCGCCACCTCAGCCAAAAAGGAACATACCGCCGCGCGCGCCAATCCCAGCGCTTCCTCTTTGGTATAGTCTTGAAGGGGCTTCTCCATCCCCACGGTGGCAACATAAGCCCCCATTGCAGGCAAAGTCTTCCCGACAGCCAATTCTTCAACTGTGTCCAATTTAGTCAATTTGGCCATGATGGCCTCCCATTGTTCCAGACAACGACGACCGCAGAACATGACCTGGGAAGAACCCCAGAAAAGCCCCCAACCAGATGAAGGTTTCCCGCACCCTCTGCATATCAGCCACCCTGGAGGTAGTTCTCTGTGGGGAGCAGGCCCTCGCACCGCGCTTGCTCTGCCCTTGCCAGCACCCATGCACTAATCGCCGCCGCTGCCATGAAGCGCAGCTCGTCACGAGACAGATGCGCGATCGGCCGGTTATAATTGGTTCCCATGAGCCAATCGCCGATTGCATCCCCCGCCCTTTGCTCCGCTTCGCGTTGAAGTTCGTCTTCGAATGAAGGGGGCCTTGCGGCCCCCTCCGATTTTATGCGGCCCACTTGGGAACTGCGCTGCCGGCTGGGGCAGAGGCGGCTCCCTGAATGGGAGTAACGTTGCCACCGCCAGCCTTGGCTTCGGCATAGGCGCTGTTTTCAGGACCGATCGGGGCCAAGAGCTTGTTCTTGTCGCTGTAACCGCCTTCACCCTTTTCGATGCCGATTTTGCCGACAAACTCCATGCCGGAAAAATCACCATAGCCGGAGACAAGGCGAGCTTTCTTTGCGGCCTCGCTTTCATCGTCCGCCTTGATGCCGCGCGCGCTTTCCAGAATACCGCGCAGGGTGGAACGGGTGATGTTGCCAGCCTTGCTCTGGCCATTTTCATCGACCTTGCCGCCGCTCACCACCATGTTCTGCCAAAACTTGCGGCCGCGATAACGCCCGCCAGTGATGACAAATTCAGCATTGAGATAATGGGCATCGCTTGGCGGCTTGCCAGCGGTAAGCCACCCACCATCCCCGACCGAGCCGGGCCGGATCGTGATGATCATCGGTGCAATGGTATTGACGGGAATGAGATCAAAGCTGTTGCTATCAGCATTGTTGAAATCGAATGGATTCGTGCTCATTGAACTTGCTCCTGTTGAGTCGCTTCGGTGGGAGTGCTCGCGTCGGGCGTCGGGGTGTGGAAATTCAGGCGTTCCGGCGCGGGCTTTTGAGGTGTGCGGATTTTGGCCATGAGTCGGCCAAGGTGCGGCTCCTCGATTAATTCTAGCCTACCGCTCCGATCCTTGGCGGGGTATCCCCACGGGTTCACAGCATGGGCAACAAATGCCCGATAGGGCTTTCCCTCTTCTGGTTGCATTTGGACCATGCTGATTACCTGATCGGTAATGCCTGGGGCTTCGAGGGCGGTTTTGCTGCCTTCAATCTGCATAACGTGCGACGTGCGGCCGAACTCATCCTTGATGGTATTGAGAAGGCCAACCAGCCATACGTTGACACGAGGGGCGTGCTGGAACTGTTTCAACCAGTCCACCATCTCGCGTCCAAGCAACCCATAGGTTCCCCGAGTGTCCGGCTTCCCAGTGCGCTCAGAAAAGCTTTCCGGTTGGAGTTTGGCCCATGTAAAGGCCAGCCTACCAACCTCCGTGATGGAATCGATAAAGATGGTCTCGTACTTGGCGAGAGCATCCCCAAAAATCTCCAACGCGGCCTTGTAGTGGCCCGGCCCATACACCGCATCTTCCGCATAGCTGGGGTTGGGACCCCCAACTGCCACGGCAAGATTGCGGGCCTCGCCCCAAGTGCGAAGCCGGATCATGTCACCACCCCAATCCTGAACCGACAGCTCGCCTGCTTCGGCGTTCACGAACAGTGTAGTGGCAGGGTCGAGAGAATGCAGAAGAGAGGTCTTACCAATCCCCGCCGGTCCTAGGATGATGCCTTTGATGCCTGATTTTGCGGCAAGCCGCTCGTCAGCGGAAATAATCTTCATGCCACCGCCTCCTTTAGAGGGGCAAGCGCATAGGTTGCCTTGCCGGTTTTTAGGGTCCGGGCCCCGGCCAAAATGGAACGAATAGCAGGAGGCGCGTTCTCGAACTTACGCTCCTCCACGGCAAAAACGATTTTCGCGTAATGCCGAGCTTCATCCTGGTCAATCTTGTCGAAGGCATCGCGCAACGCGCGCTGATCCCATTCGACTTTCTTGGGAACGTTGACCAGTACGTCCCATTCGCCATCCACAATATGGACGGAGCCGGTATCCTTGCCTTCGGCAAGACGCTGTTGGGCAGCGGCACTGGCATAGCGACGTTCAAAAATGCCGTGGAGCGCAGCCTCCCGTTTTGCCAGCGCAACCTTTTCGTCCGCCAGCTTCCAGTGCAGGTCCGCCAAAACGCCCGGCGGCAGTTTATCAAGCTGGTCAGGCTCTAGCCTTTCCAGCATGTCAGTAGAAACATTGTCCATTGCTTCAGTCCTTCTTGTCCTTCAGTCCTTGAAAGTGAGTGAGAGGCCTGGACTCGGCTTGGACATCGCCGCCGGGGTATTTGGATATTTCCCCGGCGACCTCTCACCTATTCGCTATGCCGCCCTCTTCTTTCGCGCCTTGCGCTTCTTCGGCGGCCAGATGGAAATAACGATGCCGGGGTGTGTCGCCTCCACCAGCTTCTTTTTCAGGTTGAACAGCGGGGTCGTCATGCCCTTCACGTCAAGCACGATGGGTAGGCCGCTATCCGACATGCGATAAGAGAAGTCGGCGCGGTAGGTGCAGACAGGTCGGCCGTCGATGACAACCCTGAACTCGGGTTGTTGAGTAAGGTGCGTGATCTGGCCTTCATTCTCCTGCCGGCAAAGATCGTCGCACTTGGCAGCTTCGGTCTTGCTGTCGTGCAGATGACCGGCCTGGCAGACCGTCTTTTTCGCTCCGAATTTATTACCTCCGACACGCTTCACGGCTGCACTCCGCAGGATATGCGCGCCGGAAATGGTGGTGGCGTTGTTCAAAGCATATCGCTTGAGCGCCTGCAGGAGCTTTTCAGATCCATGACGTGCGGCCTGTATTTCCGCAGCATTATCGCCAAAGATCGGGCCACCATCGCTCCGATAGCGATAATTACGCATACCAGTTCTTATGCTCATGCGCTTTTCCCCAGCTGGTATTCCGAAGCCTGCTCGGCAGCGGTGAAACTGGCCTTGCGTGACAGGGTGAAAGGAAGTTCAGCCAAAGAGCCGTCGCCGTTCAGCAGCCGGAACTTCTTGGCGAAGATGATGATGCGGTTTTTCATCACGCCGCCTCCCGCACCGACATCAGCGGATCGGGCAGCTTCGGCATCTTGCGATGGTGACGACGGGCGAGCTGGCGTTTCAAACCGAGGTTGAGGCTTCTCTGTTCAGCCAAATCCTCGTGCAGCAGTTCGTTCTCGGCCTCGGCAAACTTCCAGCGCAGCCAGTATGAGAATGTGAACGCGAGGGCGACGCAAGCTGTTGCCCCGCCCAGGATCCCGAACAATATTGCTGAAGTTACAATCATGTCCTACCCCCTCGTCCCCAAGCGGGACGCGTTGTTAACTATCTTTTGATAATGCACGCCCTCGCCGAGCCGGTTACATGGGCGTAACGATGGATAAGGTCGCACCTCACGCCGCTATCGCCTGCGAAAGATACAGAACAGCATCCGAAGGAAGTTCGATGTTGAGGCGGCGGGCCGTTGCCAGCACGAGCGACCTGCGCCACTCGGGTATGTTCGGCTTGCCGTTGCGAGCGTTCTTCCAGCTATCGACGGTCGAGATACTGAGGCCAGTGGCTTGCGCCAGCTTGGTCTGCCCCCCGAACGCCGTGAAGATTTGAGCGATGATTTCGTCCATACAGCGCACATTATCCGAAAAGCGGATAACATGCAAGAGGGGGAATTATCCGATTTCACAGACTGATCGTTACGGCGCCTATCCGTTAAAAAGCGGCATGAGCGATTCGGCGTACGATCCGGCCTATTGGGAGCGCGTAAAGGCGCGCATGAAGGAGCTGGGCGTCTCCCAAACCGACATGGCACGGGCGCTTGGGCTGCCAGCACAGTCTGCTTTTTCAAATCTCACGAAAGGCCGGCGCGAGCTAAAAGCCCATGAGAAGGCCGAACTAGATAGTTACCTGGGGCTTGACGAAGAATCTAATGTATTTTTCGTCCCCATTATTGGCTTGACGAACGCCGGCAACTGGCGAGAAGCTGTCGAAATGCCGATAGGTCACACACCAGTGATGCGCGGCGTGGCGGGGCGAAGGGCTTTTGCTGTCGAGATAAAAGGCGACAGCATGAACAAGGTTGTGCAGGACGGTGGCTATGTTGTCATCGATCCTGACAAAACGACCCTCTACGATGGCAGCATCTATCTTATCGCGAACGGCGACGGCGAAACCACGCTGAAATGCTACCGGTCGAACCCGGCCCGCTTCTGCCCGGCGTCATCCAATCCCGAACATACTGACCTGATCCTTGGCGAGCACGAATTTCGCGTTATCGGCAAGGCAGTTACGGCGATACAGAACCTCCCGTAAAAAATATCCGTTTTTCGGATTGACAGCCTATCCGTTTTTCGGATAGATATCTCCCCATGCAAACAGACACCCAGCATGGGAGGCAGACGATGGCGACCCTCAACGGTAAACGTTTCTGGAAAGTAACCCAGGGCAGCAGCGTGGCGACAGTGACCGCCGCCGATTACGAGGGAGCCAAGGAGCGCGCTGCGTACCTCGGCTTCCACAAGCCCGACAGCATCGTCCCGAAGGCATCCTGACATGCCCGCCACCGCAATCATAGAGACCTATACCGAAGTCCATGGCGATCCGTTCCGCGCGGCCCGTCACCGCGCAGAGGCGCAACGGCTGGTAACGGCGATCGACAAGCTAACCCCGCTGCTCGACGAATACCGCACCCATACGGCGCGCCGGGTCGAGAACGGCAAGGACGCAGGCACCTGCGAGCTGATGATCCGCTGCGACATTCTCAAGGTCCTCTACGACCTGACCGAGGTTGACGAGCTGTGCGTAGCCGCCCGCGATCTGACGCAGGAATTGGGAGTTGGTGATGATGACTGACTGGAAAGCTGGAGATCTCGCCCTTTGTGTCAGCGATTACTACGACAAGACACCGGGAGACGAACCGTGGTGGCCAAGGGCCGGCAGCGTTCATGCCGTAATTGCGGTTGTTCATGAAGAGCTAGGCGTGTTTCTTGAGTTTGCGGAAGATCCTGACCGCTTTAATCCTGACATGAGTTGGAGCGCGTCCTTCTTTCGCAGGATCGACCCACACACCGAAGACGAGGACGACCGCGAGGTTATAGCTCATATGATTTACGCCCCCGTCTCCCACGACGTGAAGCAGGCTTTTGCTGCGGAGAAGGGGGAATAACATGGCTGTGGAAGCTCGTCGAATTAACAACAGTCGAAAACCCTGGGCGGTCATCAATCCTAACGCGGTGTTCGGTGACGAAATTGTTGCTGGGTTTTTGACTGAAGAAGACGCCCACATGCTCGCAAGCGCAATCAATGCGCGCGATGATCTTGTGCCCGCGCTCGTGCGCGCGCTGGAGCGGCTCAAGAGAAACTTTGACTTGCTGCTTGAAGGCCGGCCGGTTCGCGATGTCGCGGAAACTGAAGCCGAGGTTCTGGCCGCCTTAGCCAAGGCTCAAGGGCAATGAGTGGCATGGGCTGGAACCTCCCCCTCGCCCTCCGCATCCTCGGCTACGGATGCCTGCTGTTCGTCGCTGTGCCGTGTTGGGTGGGGCTGGCTGCTGATTATTTGGGAGCTTGGTGATGGGCTACTTTCCAAACATGACATCTTGGGAATGCTGGGCGACGGATAATTGCTTTCGTTGCTCCCACTGGCCCAAAGATGATGACGCTCCCGCATGCCCCGTGGAAATGGCCCACTCCCTTTATAGCTACGAGCTTTGTAACGAGAAAGAGCATCCCGGCAAAATCATTCTCGACCTGCTGATACCCATCGGCAAGATCGACAACAAGAAATGCGCAATGTTCTCACCGCGCAATGGAGTGACGGACAAGCATCTCAAGGACTGGGAAAAATACAAAGCGGCGATGGCCGAAGCAGCAGGAGCCAACACCAATGCCGGCGCATAGCGAGCGGGAGACGCTGGGCGAACTGACGACTTCGCTGCATGCCATCCGCGATCAGGGCGAGAGTGGGCTTATCCTGTCGTTCGGCAGCCACGGCCCCAGCTATGACAGCAAGGTCGGGCATATGTCCGTGACGATCACGCGAGACGGCGAAACCGCCACTTCGGAAGCCGTCCATCTGCACGACGCGATCTGTCTGGCACGCGCCAAGGTCAAGCACCAGATCGAGTTACGCGAAAAGAAACGGGAGGAAGGCAAAGCCGCCGCCCGTGCCGGGAGTGAGGGATGAGCGACTGGCAACCCCTTTCGCCCACATGCGGGAAATGCGAACAGGTAACTGGCAAGACCACTTGCTTTCCGGGGCCGTGCGTTTTTTTCCACGAACGCAGCGTGCCGGGCACCAAGTCATTCAATATCGCCACACTGGATCGAATTAGGCGAGGCACGCTCGATCCTGTTCACGCACGCAACACTTCGCCGCTCTCCTCACCCCCTGAAGAGAGCATATCAGTCGCGCCGGATACGAGCGACGAGCCCCCGCTGGAGACGGCTAAGGCCGGGGCAACCGGAGATCCCGCATGACGAACGCAGGCGATACCGCAGCCTACAACCTCCGCAGGCAGATCGATCTGGAGCGCCGCCTTCTGGAGCAGCTACGCGGCGTGCGGGAGTATATCGACGCTCTGTGTGTCGAGTATTCCAGGCTGAACGGAACAACCAATCTGACCAAAGACCAGGTGCTGCGCGATATCATGTTCAAGCAGCAGCGGAGGGCAGCGTGAAGCACTCCTATCAAGACCCGCTGGTGGAAATCATCCCCGTCGAGATAGCGCCAGACAAATTCGTGCGCATCCACGGTATCAATCACGACATCTCGAAAGAGCAGGCAGAGAAGATTTGCCGGGTCGTGATGGCGATGGTTATCCCTCCCAGCCCCACGCAAGATGCGGGAGGTGACACATGATCCTAACCTGTTTGGAATGTGATGAGCTCGTCGAGAAGCTGGGCGATCTGTGCCCTGAACACGCCCATTTGTACGCCGACAACGACAATCGGCCGATACCTTGGGCAGACGAAACGGACCCTAGGGGAGATGCAGCTTGAGCCAGTGGCAACCCATAGAGACGGCACCGAAAGATGGGACGAAATTCCTTGCGGGGCGCTTCGTGAAAAAGTGCCCTTACGATGCCAATGGTCATATAGCTGTCGACAGATGGCACGAGCGCGCCAAGGGCGATCATTATAATGGGCTTGGATCGTTTAACGGCAACTATTGGCCGGCAACCCACTGGATGCCCCTCCCCCAGCCCCCGGAGGATATATGACCCCCGAGGAGGAGCGCGCTGCGGAATACACACTGAGCCCGTCTCAGGCCCATCAGCTGATGGCGCTGGCGGTATTGATCCGCGAAGGAGACTTGGCCTTTCGAGGATATGAGCAAGAGGATGAGGAAAACGCGACATCACTTATAGCCGATGTCGCGCAGGAGCTTGCATTGCAGGTTGGGCCATGATGGACGACCCTTATGCCGATATGCCGCCGAAGATGCGGAAGTTCTTGTCCAAACCGCCCCGCCGGATTGACCCGGCCACGGTGGAGGCGCGTCGCAATAAGAACATCAGGCGCGCACAGCCGAAGGGGTGGTTGACCGAGTTGTGCGAATTGCAGGGATGGAAATGCGCCTATTGCAGGCGCCCGATGAAGAAGACGCGCAAGGGGGTGGTAACTCCTTCGACCGCAACTCTCGACCATGCCCTGCCCATATCGCGCGGTGGCCGAAACCAACGTAGCAATCTCGTCGCGGCATGTTCATCCTGCAATGGAGCAAAAGGCTCAATGACGGCAGAGGAGTTTAATGCCTCCCGCGCCCACCTCTCATATGGCGAGCCGGGATGATGGGGGCGGAGGTGCCTGAAGCGTTCGACCCAGCGGCTCGCTTACAGACCAAGGACGGCATTTGTGCCTACTTGGGCCATATCAGCCATGCGACCTATGATGCATGGCAGGCCAAAGGGATCGTGCCGGGATCGGTTGAAGGCACGACTCGCTACGATGTACGCGCCCACGACCGAGCGCTCGACAGGCGCAGCGGCTTGCTGGAAAGTGGTCGCAAGCTATCACCGCTCGAGCAATGGGAGGCCGCGAATGGACGTGCGGCTTAAACTCAAGGGTGTCTATGAAAGCCGTCGCGTTCTCGCGAGCGGCACTCGAGCGATTTATTATTATCTGCGGGGCTTCGGACGATTGAAGCCGCTCCCGGATGACGTTGACGAGCCGTTCCACCCGCGCTCGGCTGCATTCCTTCGCGCATACAACGCCGCCTCATCCGCCCCGCGTAGGGCTCGAGACCTTAGCACGTTGAAGGGGCTGGTCTCAGACTTCAAGGCTAGCCAGTCCTGGGCAAAGCTCGCCGCACGCACCAAGGCTGATTATGACAAACATCTCGAGCGAATCGAAACCAAGTGGGGCGCTTACCCGCTTGACGTACTCGAGGATCCGAAGATCCGCGTCCGCTTCCTCGAATGGCGCGACGACATGGCAAAGCGTTCACCAAGGCAGGCTGACAGCGTGTTCGCCGTGCTGCGCGTCCTGCTCGAGTTCGGCCGGGACCGGGGGTTGATCCTTCACAACCACGCATTGCGGCCAAAGAAGGTTTATAAAGCCGACCGCTCCGATAAGCTATGGCTGCCGGAACATCTCGAGCGATTCCGAGCTGTGGCGTCTCCTGAAATGAGGCTGGCGCTCGAGCTTGCACTTGGTACCGGCCAGCGGAAGGGCGACCTGCTCAAGCTCGGCTGGTCATCTTATGATGGAGACCGTATCTCATTCCGCCAAGGCAAACGGCGGCGCAAGATTGACATGCGCGTCACCGCCAAGCTCAAAGCAATGCTTGATGCCGAACCGAAGCGGGCTGCCACGATCCTGACGACATCTGGCAGGCCGTGGACGGTGAACAAAACCGGAGGCTCGAGCCACTTTGACCACAAGTGGCGCAAGACGATGCTCGAGGCTGGGCTGGACGGCTTGCACTTCCATGACATTCGTGGGACGACCTGCACCATGCTCGCGGAGGCCGGCGCAACCCCGTCAGAAATAGCCGCATGGCTTGGCTGGACTGTCCAAACGGTCAACACAATGCTCGATACATATCAGGCGATGACGGCCGCGCTTAGCGATTCTGCCGTTGCAAAACTCGAAGCGAGGGCAAAATAAGTGCGAAATGAATTGCGAAACGGCGGCGGGATAAGTTTGGGGATAACCCATGAAACCCGCAGAAATCCTTGGCTGGGGCGGGAGGATTCGAACCTCCGAATGACGGTACCAAAAACCGTTGTCGCGCCTTGTAAAACAATCATTTTTCTGCGGACTAACAGACTTACCCACACGCAAATATCAATAGCTTATGGGCGAATTGCGGACTGCACCGCCCCCGCAGGAGGGGCGTGATGTCGGGAAAACCAGATGTCTGGAACCATGACGCTCTGGCCGTCGACTTGGCGCGCAAGCTCATGCACGACGGCAAGGTTTGGTGCTGGCTGAACTCGACGATCGGAGCCTGGTCTGGACCTCGCCCTGATGTCATGACCTATCGGCGCTATACCTACGACAATCCGCAGATCCACGCCTATGAAATCAAGGTCAGCCGCAGCGATCTCGCCAGCGACCTCAACAGCGACAAGTGGCGGAAATATCTGGAGCACTGCCAGTCAGTGACATTCGCCATGCCCTCGGGCCTCTGCCACAAAGATGAGATCCCCCGTGAATGCGGTGTCATGTTCAGAACCGGCCGAGGCTGGCGCGTCGAGCGGAGGCCGCACAATATCGGTAGCGGCTGTTCCATTCAATCGATGGCGAAGTTGTTGACGGAGCACCCACTGCGGTTGGCACCGCCTGATGGGAAATACCTATCCGATTGGCAGCGCGACGGACTGTCCAGGCTTGCCGGTGATAAATTCCAGCGGGGCGCCGGAGAGCGTTACGGGCACGCCCTAGCGAGACTGGCTCGCGATGTTGCCGACGGCGTCGATCCCGCTGGCAAGGCAAAGGAACAGGCGGATAAGATCATTGCCGACGCCAAAGCTGAGGCCGAGAGCATTATCGGCTGGCTCGCGCCTGCCTGCGAGGCCGTTGGCATAAAGCTTGACCGTAACAGCCTGTGGGGCCTCAGGACCGACTTGGCTGCGCGCGTCCGCGCCCTCGACACCGACGCCCGTTGTAGATCGGCAACGGTCGCCCTTGAGGCGGCAAGGCGGGAGATCGACCGCGCTCTGAAGAATGTGCCGAGCGACGAACAGCTTGACGCAGCATGACCCACCTAAAGGAGAAACACGTGTCGGAAGAGATGAGGGAGCAAACCTACGCCGATTGCCTGCCCTGCCGGTTCTGCCAGCAACGTCCGCGCGTAGGCGACTACCTCGATGGCGACGAAGGGTATGCATCCGTCCAATGCCCCGGCTTGGATGATGGCCATTTCGTCGGGGTTCACTGCGACAGCGAGCACGAGGCCGTGAGCATATGGAACTGGATGATGAAGCCATGACCAATCCCACGCCCCTGCCGCCCGAGGGGGTGACGGCCACCCAAGCCGATCGGGATGCCCTAAAGGCCGCTTGGAATGAATACGCCTGTTATATGGGCGATCCAGACGGCAAGGATGATATCGAGACGGCTTTCGAGGAGGCGGCAAAAATCATCGCCCGCCACCGCATCGCAGCAACCAGCGCGGCGGAGGGTGAGGTTGAGGCCGATGGGTGGCACCATCAACGGAACCATATACCGATCATCCAGTCGATCGTGGCGGATGCTCTTGATTCGATGGTCTCTGATACCGACCAGAAATCACGCGACGCCGCCGAGTGCATATTGTCCTACGTGAATCAGCATATCACGCCGGCCGCCACCAAGGCCGAAGCCGCGAATGCGCGATTGAAGGAGTTCATATCTGATCAAGCCACGCTTGCTGAAATGCGCATCAAAAACGGAATGGATTTGGGTGCAACCGTTTGGCGAATAGCTCTCGAAGACTTCACCCGCGAGAGCCGGGCGATCCTTGATCGCCTCGATCAGGGAGCGGAAGAGTGAGCGAGGATGATCTTCGTGATGCTATGCGTCAACGCTTCAAAGTCATGTCAATGCGCGAGTGGTGCCGGTTAACAGGGTGTAATGTCAGTCATGTCTCAAAGTTCATGACCGGACGAGGAGGGCCGCCATCAGGCTTGCTCCGCGCTCTCAATCTCGAAATTCAATACACCCGCAAGAGGAATTCCAAGCCATGACCGACACTGCACCCCAGGCATTGGCGGGGAAGCTGAGCGAGGCCCGGCGAATATACCTCGCGAGACCGCTCACCGATCCCGAAAGCATCCATCTCGCACTTGCACGTTTCAAGTTCATGGGCCGTCATTTGCGAAAACGTATTCGCAAGCATCAGCGGCGAGTGGGTCCTCTCATTAAGCGTCTAGATACAGCCTCAGACGCCCTCCGATCCTACCTCATGAGCAACAGCGAAGGGAAAGGCAATGACGGATAAATCTCAGTACGGGTGGCTAATTGAAGCGCCGGGACAAAACTATTTAGCGGTGCGAAAATTGGGCAAACATGAGTTCTTCTGGTCGAAAGATCACGTGCAAGCCATCCGTTTTTATTCAGAACAGCAAGCGGATGGCGTGATGATGGCAGTGCGTAGCCTAGCCCCGGCCCTATTTGCATTCGCGGTCAATCTTGGAGACGCTCGTGCAGTCGAGCATGGATGGATGCCGTCATGACCACCTCCCCACCCGTTCAAGCCGCGTCGGCGGTGGAGCAACGCGACCGTGACGACTACGCACGCCTAGTTGAAGGCGATAGCGACAACCCTCTACGTGTTGCCAAGGCAAACCGCATCTACGTTGGCGAGTATGACGATGAGGTTGCTCAATATGTTCGGGATACCGCCATCACCTCCCTCCAGGACACCCCCGATGCCGGATGACGTGACCGCGATGGCGCGGGAGATATTGCACCAACACGCTGATGCTTGGGCGACAACCGTGACGGTCAAGGAGGCGGTGTCTGCCCTCGAAGCCGCCATCATCACAGAGCGTGAACGGTGCGCGAAGGTGGCTGAGAACTGGAACCCCGGCCGCAAAGATCGGCTGACCGAGAAAAGCATTGCCTATGCCATCCGGTCCATCGGCGCAGAGGGAGGGGAGAATGGATGATGTAGAGCCATGTCCAGCCTGTGGTGCGCTGCCGTGTGATTGGGCGAACAACCCCTTCGCCACCCTCGCGCCTGCCGCTCCGGTTGAGGATCTGCGGGCAATAGCTAATGAAGCGCAATTCCTCATCGATCGAATTAGAAGCTGGGCTGACTGGTCGCTCGATGCTGAGACCCTTGCGAATGAATGGAACGGGCATGTTGATCCGCCTCTAAGCCGTCTGAGCAAGCTTCTCGCCACCCTCGACAAGCCGCAGGGCGTTGGAGATAATGAGGGATGAGCGAAGAAAGGTCACCGATATGGTCAATATGATCGCTCACGAGCGTGAGTGCGCCCGCGAGCACGGCGAACCGGTCCCCTCGTTCGTGGATGCGTTTCGCTTCAAGGGCAACGATCAGTTTGCTCCCTGTGAAGGGAGATACGAGCGACGATACGTCTTCACGCCGAATAAAGGCGAGAGGTTCTTAGTCAGGCCAGATGAGGTAGAGCTAATCTGGAAGGCTGGATGACCCAAGCCCCGCTCGCGGACATAGATCGGCGCGGGCTGGATTTGTGATGCGGCCCTCTGCTTCGGTGTGATCACAGGTGCAGCAACAGAGGCTCTTAGCTACCGGTGGGGCCAAGCCCGCCGCATCACGTTTCCCTCTTACCA